ACCGCCCTCATAGCCAGCATTAAAGATAGCATCTTCCAAATGCTCTAAATGTTTGAGTTTTTCTTCTTGAAGATACCGACTCACATTGGTAGGTTCTTTTATGTATGTACTAAATTTTTTCATTATTTACCCACCTTAAATCCAATCTTATTTCTATTAGGGTTAGGTGCTCCACCGCCCCAACTAAACTTAAATTTAAGATTTTTAAATTTCTCATACTTGGCAACCAATGCTTTTTTCTTAACATCTATGTTCAGTTGTACTAGTATAATCTGTCTGACCATCGTTGTCAACTCTTTATTGTATTTTTTTGTTAATACTTCTGTCAAATGGTGTCCCATTGGACCAATTACGAATCCAATAATACCCTTTCCTTTTAACTTACTCCAACTTCCTTTATCCACGGTTTTTCCCATTTCTTCGTGGAAGGGTTTCAGTTTGGCCTCGATTTGTTTGTTTGATTTAAATCCATTTAACCAGAGCATTATCTTATTTAAATCTATTGAGTCTGCCCGAGTGTCCATTACTGTTGCAAGTTTTTTAATTCCAGGCGTTTTCAATATCTTATTTGCTTCGACAATCCCATCCATTACAGCAAAGTCCTTAAGAGCGAATAGTACATCCATCAATGCTTTCTCGGTCGTAGTAAACCCCTTTATATAGTCGGGGTCTTTCATATGCTCTTCTAAAACATCGGTTAAATTTTTAACTGTAGTAGAACTTCCTCCACCAGACTTTACCGATATAGGGTATCTCATTCGTCCTCGTATGCCATAAAAATCTGCGAGAGGCTCATTACTTGCTGATGGAAAGTATGCTTTACTAAAGCCGATATTTCGGACTGCCCATATACCAGCGAGAATTTCTCCAAAATCTTTTGATATAGTTGCTAAATCTCTTTTGGAAACTTCATCAGGTGGTAGTATGTCAGATATATCAATACTCTTTCCTTTTTCATCTGCTTTATCTAAGAGTGCTAATAGGAATTTCTTCGTATCCTCACTCAATTTATTCATTGTTTTGATATTCGCTTTTACTAGTTTTTTAATTTCTGCGGGAGTTACTTCTTGTCCTCCAAGATGAAAAGCATCTGGAGTTAATTGTTTAGTAGTGAGGGATTGTGCCTTACTATCTTCAGCAGAGCGGGTCTGATTGACAAACAACGCCGTGCCCACATCCTTAACAGTGATTTCAAATGTATCATATGTACCAGATACACTTTCTGAACTATCTTTTATTTTAATTTCTTGATATTGCTTAAAGAATGCTATTGGGTCAGTGCCGACTGAGGCTCTAATATGCCACGTGGTCCCTGCTTTAGCGCCACCCGTTACTTTAATTCCTAGGGAAGTAAGTAATGTAGTAATATACTCTTTAACGTCTTTTTGTTCGGTAGTTGCTCTGGCTTCTTGTAGTCGAACAAATGAGGTGAATCTCTTCATAATGACCCTTCAAACGGATATGTAATATTGCTTCTTATTACATATTTATAAGAATCAGACACTACATTTTAAAGTCTTTAAATGCCTTCTTCTTACCACCTGAAAACATCGACTCGGCTTCTTCATATGAACGTGGTCCAGAGGTCACGGAAGTCGTTCCAATGATGTCCTCTTGAGCCGACTGTTCGGCATCATACCACTTCATCTTAGGTTTGTCAATTCCAATAACAAATCGTCTATTAATAGCAATGTCACCGTGACGATTCTTCAACTGTTTGACCATTATCTGATTCAATTCCTCTAGTTCCTCAGTCTGAATAAGGGCAAGAAAGAGGTCAGCAGTTGCTGGTAGACCGAAGGACTCGGACGTATCTTCTAATCCTACATCCGAATTGCCGAAACCAGAACGTGTGGTCTGTGTTGCAGACCAAATTGGCACGTTGAATTCAACTGCTAGACCTCGGAGTTCCTCTGCTATTGCTTTAACATATGTGTATGAGTTAACAGATTGGGAACCAATGAGTCTTTGAGATGCACAAATATTGAGATAATCGACATAGATAATATCGGGTTTAAAATCTTTCTTTAGTGATAGTTCGTTTAATAGGTGCCTGAAATGTCCTGTGTGTGCTTGGGATGTAGGGAATTCTTTGATGATTATCTTCCCTTTGACCTTCTGTTTAAGTTGCTCCATCTTTCTATCGTACATCACCTTGGTCAAATCTTTCAGGCGATTCAATTCGATATCGAGAAGGTTAGCATCTATTCTTTCCGCAATACGTTCCTCTGCCATCTCCATTGTGACGTATAGAACATTCTTGCCTAAAGTCAGATTCGATGCGGCCATATGGCACATACCGATAGTCTTACCGACACCAGTACCAGCCATAAGAATGTTTAATGATTTTCGTGTGACTCCGCCTTGCGTAATCTTGTTCAGATATTCAATATCAAACGGAATCTTCTCTTCCTTTGTATGGTAAAATTCATATCGCTCATCGGAATCTTCTAGGAAATCGTGACCAATATGAGTATCAAATGTTACTGCAAGGGCATCGGACAATAATTCGGGTATCGCACCATCAGTTTTCTTCTTGTGCTTACCATCAATAATCTCGATTGATTCCATAATGGCATTATAGACTGCCTTGTCCTTACAGAATTTCTCTGTTTCGTCTAGGAGCCATTGGTCATTATTATCTGTCTTTACAAGCGACTTAATTAGTCCTGTCGCCTCTTCGTATATCGTAGAACTTAGGTCTTCCCTTTCATCTACTGAAATTTGAAGTGCCTCTTTCGTTGGCACATCACTGTATTTCGCATAGAATTTTTGTATCTCGTGAAAGACTGCCTTCTCTGTGGCATCGTGGAAATATTCTTCCTTCAGAAATACAATTGACTTCCTGGCGAATTCCTCATTGTGTAATAGATTTGATAATACGGTGGTTTCTATATTCACGTATTTTCCCTCAAATTTGCATTGGCGACTTCTAGTTTAATCGCTCGTTCTACTTGTTGCTTTACAATCATATTCACCTCTTCTTCATAATGTGACTTATCGATACCATTCTCATCGATGTAGTTATATCCAAATGATATCTTATCACAATCATCGGACAAAGTCAAGTCATATATAGCAAAGGTCGTTTGGTCGCTAGTCTTGACATAGAAAACCTCGGAGTCACTCATTCTGTGCCTCTGACCTGGAGTTCATTTCATCTACTGGATTATCTATTGCATCAATTGATTGTAGAAGTCCAGTTCCCATAGCGTATCGTTTTTCTACGTATGCTTGGAATTTTGGGTGGGCTAAAATATCTTCCCAGAATTCTTTAGTGTCTGTAGCAAGGGCTCGAACTTTATTCTCTTGCACTTCGCCTGTGTCCATATCAACTTTTGAATACCATCCCATAGATGGCTTATCTACGAATCCACCTTCAAGAGCAACGTCTAGTAACCCAGACCATTTCTTGATTCCGCCCTCCCAAGTAACGGAAATAGGAATCTTACTCTTCTCTTTAACGAATCGGGATTTCTCTACGTTGATAATAAAGTTATACCCTTCGATTTCTGTTCCTTTCTTTTGTTGCTGTCTGCCTATAATCCAAACATTATCAGCAGAGTACATCACTCCAGTGCCACCAGAAACGACTGCTTTAGAGAACATTTCCTGTGTTTGGTAGGTGTGATTGACTGCGATTAATGGAACATCTCTTAATGTGAGATAGGGTGTTATCATTCGGAATAGTGACTTGAGTTGTTTCGCTCGTGTCATATCCGCAACACTCTTTTCGTTCTGTGCATCTTCGACTTCCTTTTTAGAAGCGAGGTTGCCAATAGAGTCTATCATAACGAACACTTTATCTTCCGTTGAGAGGCCGTCAAGTTGCTTGACTAGGTCAAATTTCAACTCTTCGATATTCTTGATAGGAACGTGAAGGACTCTATCAGTATCAATCTTCAAAGAACTAAAGTAGGACTGTGGAGTTCCGAATTCAGAGTCATAGAATAGGACAATAGAACCTGGATATTTATCCATATATCCTTTCATCATCAATAGACCAAATGCTGTTTTGAAGTGTTTAGAAGGGCCTGCAAGAACTGTTAGGCCGCTGGTCAGACCGCCGTCAAGTTTGCCACTTAATGCGACATTGACCATCGGTACTGAGGTGGGGATTACATCTTTCTCTGTGAATAGAGAGGACTTTGTTAACTGGGTAGATTTGATTGAGCCTGCTTTTTGCAAACGCTCCATCAATCTCTTTTGTGCGACTATAGAATCACTCATTTATTTCTCCATAATATACGTCAATTTGTTACATATTATACACCAATTGACTGGTGTTGTCAAGTCTTTTCTTATCTTTTTACTGGATTGTCGAGTAAATCCTTTAAATCATATGGTTTACGTAGATTTCCCCAACGGGTGAAATAGATAATAGGGTATTTTGGAAACATCTTCAAGAATTCTTTAGTGGTGTGTCCCATTCCTTTTGCGACTAGAGTATGGTCAATAGGTACTGAACCCTTTCCAAATATCTCTCGTGCTTCGATTAGTGTATCTATGCGGACAGTTGTTGCCTGAAATCCATTCAAGGACATTACTTCAGCGGCAATACCTTCTGACCATAAATCACCAATGATAAATCCATCTTCATCGAGGACATATTCATTGTCAGATTCTATCAAACCGAATTTAGACCTTGACGAAAGATTGGCAATATTCTCCTTAAAGTTGTCGGAGAACTGGTCGAAATTTTTTGCTCCAGACTGTGATGCTTGAGCAATTGCATTTAAATCTATTTTAGCCATTCTATTTTCCTATCCAAAAAATGATTCAAGCGAACTCTTTTCTTCCCAATCCCAACCTACGGGATGAAGAACTCCCTCTAAAGGAGAGAGGAACGCTTTCTCAAATTGAGTATCATAATCTACCCATCGTTCTACATCGAACTCTGGTGGGAGTCCATCAATGAAAGCAATCGCATTACTGCCAAATGGATTAGGTGTTTTCAAGTATACGAACTTCAACTTGGCACCATTACCAATTCTCTCGGCATTCTTAATATCGTGCTTCTTTAGTAACCCATTATACACTTTGGCCGCTCGTGCGTGAATTGGCACAGATTTCGTGGCGTGTTCATACTTCGTGTAATCGCTTAGTCCTCTCGGAAATGCAATGTCGGGTATTGCTAATTCAACAAACTCTTTCTTATATTTATGCACTAAGGATTGTAATTGACGCTCATTTCCCGTTAACATTATATTAACTGCTTCCCTTAGTTTACCACGAACATTCGCTGGTGTAGAGGATTTGACAATCTCCATACCCATTACCTTCATTTTTGGCTTTCTATAGCGAACTCCCTCTGAATCATATACGTTGAGGGCATAGCGTTTCTTTGCGGTCCATACGGCTTTGTCTGCAATAACCTCACGACCCATAAACATCTTGTTCTCTGAGGCATTGACATAATCTGCTAGTTCCTCGTAGGACTTGGTAATGTATGGTTCAAATGCTTCACGGCATACTTTATCAATGGTGTCAATAATCTTACTCTTATCATCCGATTTGATGAACTTCTCAACAAACTTCCCTAATCGGAGATAGACCGAATCAGTATCAATAGCCACAACATAATCATAATCTTTAGTCTCCAAATATTTGTTTAGATAATCATTCAGAGCCTTTTCAATCCATCGAATCGCTAATTGTCCACCAGTGGTGACTGCTTCAGCATTACGTAAATCATAATATCTGAACCATTGGTTACCAAGGGCACCATAAGCAGAGTTCAACTGAATCTTTTTGGCCATCTGAATATTGAGATATTTTGATATCTCGTTATCTGTGTCCTCGCCCTCTTCTTTTCGTTTTTGGGCGTCAAGCATCTTCTCTTTAAAGACTACTCGGTCAGCATAGATTTTCTCCATTAATGTCGGGAGAAATCCACGCTTGTCTTTTCGATACATCGTTCCGTTTGGGGCAACGGCATATTTTTTCTTCTGAACGTCTGATAGGTCTGCCTCTTTTGTCAAGAGGTTCTCTACATCCACATCTGATTTGTGTCCAACAATCGTTTCAGGTGAGATGTTGTACTGCATAATCAAATGCGGATACAGAGAATTCAAATCAAACGATACTACCCAATCGTGGAAGCCAGTGATGGGTTCTTTAACGTAAGCACCGACAAAGGCATCCTTCTTAGTGTTTCTCGTACTCGCAGGGCAGACTATATCTTGTTTTCGTAGGTGGTCATAGATTATCGCATCCCACATCTTAACGGTGCCGAATACGTCTACGAAATTAATCTTGGCATCATATGCCATTGTCATACCCAAATCAATCAGTTTCAACTTATCATCGATACGCTGAACCAATTCAACGTCTTTGATATTATAGTCAATGAACTTCTGGTGATTTGTTCGAGCAAGTTTGAATAAGGTACCAGCCTCTTCGTATGAAATCTTTCGCTCACCTAATTCAACAAAGGCTATGTGGTCTAACCTGAATGATTCCTGATTTGCATACGTAAACTTCTTATAGAGTTGGAGATAGTCCATCGTAGCCACGCCAAATAAATCATATGCCACAGATTCTTTACCATACATCCCCCTTATAGTGCGTTCTTTAATCCAACCGAATGGGGAAAGTTTCTTAACTTCTTTCTGACCGAACAGTCGGGTTAGTCGATTGACCAAATATGGAATATCGAAATTCTCAATGTTCCATCCTGTTAAAATATGTGGTGGTGATTGTTGATATAATTCAAGAAAATGCTGAAGCAATTCCTCTTCAGAATCCATCTGAAAATATTCTATCTGAATATCATCACGATGGTTTGTCCACTCATCAAGACCCCAAGTAAAGTATCTATCTTCGATAGAGTCATATACGGTGATAGCATTAACAACGGCTGATGCAGTTTCTGGTGAAGGGAATCCCTTTTCAGAATCTACCTCAATATCAATATTCCAGATACGGATTTTAGAGACATCATATTCGACATCTCCTTTCCATTCTTTACAGGTATATTGAAGTGCGAAATTATCATTACCGTGGATGCTGAATCCATCAACGCCTTGGTATTGCTTGATAAATTCTCGTGTTTCCTTGATATTGCCAGGCGACATCTTAAAGACTGGCTTGTCATCTAATGTGCGGTAGGGAGTCTCACCCTTCTTGCCTTCAACGAATATCGTTGGCTGAAAGTCTTCCCGTCTAATAAAATCGTTGCCCGTTTCAGCGTTCACGCCACGAACAAGTATCTTATTACCGAGGGTACCGATATAGGTGTAAAATCTCATTATATGTACATTATACTAGGAATCGTCATCGTTGTCAACCACATTATGACCATTTCCTTCACCTTGGCACTCTTTTGTGATTGGGTTCCACCATCCTTCCTCGCATACTTTATGAGTCATTCTATCTTCTGCCTCAATTCTCGCTGGTTTCTTCTTGTCTACTATTGTGATTGGATGTAGGACTTCATCAACAGATGGCTCAATACACTCTTCATCTGCCTGATTTATGGTGTATTTTGGTATCTCTGGTACCTCTATAACTCCAACTCCATATGAGACTTTCCTTCTT